AATTAAATCTTATGAAAGCTATCGTTATGTACAAGATACAAACCAGACTGCGTGACAAGTGGTACTGCCTAGAGTTTGATGTGACAGACAGTGGCTTCTTTAAACCTAGACGCTATGTCACATTGAAGGATGCATCAAATGCACTGGAACGCTACCTTGATGGCTTGTTCTTTGCCAACAGGGAACAGGTAGACTTAGGAAACTTTCGTATAGTAAAGGAATGAAATGAATACAAAGATGTTAAGACATGTTCGCACTCTGTTCAACACCGAAGGTGTAGAGAAGCGTATCAATAGACACAACCAACGGCAGTGGGTGCGTAGCATTCGCTTCCTCGGTGACAAGTGGTTGTTAGCTACACCAGTACAACGGAAGGTAGATGTAAATGGCTAAAGAATCAATGTGGAAATGGGCTTGTAAGATGTACTATGGCAAGCAGTTGTACAGTGGACATTACTGGGACAACAAAGTGACACTTAAGACTGCCCAAAAGCGTATGGAAAAACTACAACAAGAGGGCATGAACGCTGTGTTTCGCTTTGAGTTGGCAGACTACGACACCAATGTTGTTGTCGCTGTTAAACAACCTACAATTCCTAAGCGTGAAGAGAAACCAGTGTGGCCCTTCCCTTCTGACCCACCCCCTAAACAACCAGAGGTACAACATGGATGATGAAACTTTATATGGTTGGTTTGCTCTTCTCTTTGCTGTAGCATTTGGGATTTTAATGCTATGGAAATGAGCTACAACTTAGGCTTTGTTCATGGTCTGCGTAGTCTGCCTCTGTCTAAGGAATGGATGGATGCTATGTATGTCTTAGGCTATGCCGAAGGACAGAAAACAAAACGATTATTCATTGAACAAGAATATGAAAGGTTCCCAAATGCTAAGCGAGATTGACATCAGGGACTTCGACAAGCAGCCTGTGACACCCCTGTACTCGGTGAAGCCTAAGACCTATGTGCAATGCCCTCGCACTGAGGCTGTCTATTACTTCGATCACATCGATGGCATGTATAGCTACTGCCTAGATATGTTCGGTGACACTATTCATCTAGTAGCATGGATGGATGTAATACCTTTGGCTAAAAAGCCCTGAGGTTCTGTAGGGGTATTTACACTGCCCCTAATTTTGTGGTTATAATTAAGCGTCAGTTGCTGACACTCATTCACTTTTCTTAAGGAAACATCATGGCTAAACATGTAATCTTCTCTCGCAATGTTAACAATTCTGCTCTCTCTACAGAGCGTATCCAACAACTTGCCCCTGCTGCTTTCAGCACAACCAAGGCTGACCGCCTTACAGATCGTTATGTGTCGTTGAACACAAGCGACATCATCACAGTGATGCAAGACTATGGATATGCACCAGTGCAAGCAGCACAAAAGCGTAGCCGTAAGAACAACCCTGCCCACTCAGGTCACATGGTAGCCTTCGCTAAGACATGGGACATTGACTTTGGCACTGCTGACATTCGTCCTGAGATTATTTTGTACAACTCTCACGATGGCACTGGCTCAGTGAGACTGTATGCAGGTTGCTTCCGTTTCATCTGTGACAATGGCCTCATTGCAGGTGATGGTTTCCAGTCTCGCATCTACCACAGCAAGGCACTGAGTGGCTTTGAAGAGATGCTTAAGAACACTGTGGCTACATTGCCCACCATGATGGAGCGTCTTGAGAGACTGCGTGGTGTGACACTTGACCCACATCGGTCTATATTGATGGCTAAGCGTGGTGTTGAGACACGATGGGACATGCTTGAACAGCAGACCAATGGTGTGTATGCTACCTTTCAGACTGTTGCTGATGTGTTGAAATTTCACCGCCATCAAGACAACTACATGGATGCATTCACTGTGTTCAATCGTATTCAGGAAGGTGTTATCCGTGGTAATGCATTCGTTAAGAGCCTGTCTGACAAGCACCCCAATGGTGTGACTCGTAAGGCTCGGCCTGTTAGCAGTGTGAGAGAGAACATCCGCATCAACTCAGAGTTGTGGGACATTGCCGAAGACATTGCCTTCGCTTAATCAACCAAGGCAGGGGCTTAGTCCCCTGCATAAGGAACACATATGATAGTAGACACGACAAAGATAGTAGGCACATTCACTGGTGGACATGAGGTTGTCACTGTGAACATTGGAATGCTCTGCTCTAATGAGGCAGTGTTTAAAATCTGTGACATATTAAAAGGGGAAGCTAACAACTTAGGCGAAGCCCTTGACTTAACAGTCACAATTACTATGGAAGATATTTGATGCATCAAGATAAAGCAATTGGTATGTTCATGGGTCTGTTCATTGGAGATGCACTGGGTGCGCCATTGGAATTCATCAGACCACATGAGATGACGAAGACACTGACAGAGATGGAAGGTGGTGGTGTACATAACACTGCCGAGGGTGAATGGACAGACGATGGTGCTATGGCTGTTGCTATTGCTGATGCATACATAAGCAGCAAACGCTTTGATCCTGAGAACATTGCTATGAACTTTAAGATGTGGAAGAAGACAGGCCACTTTGGTACTCGCAATTATGTCTTTGACATAGGCCGTACCTGTAGCGAATCCATTGACCGCATCACACCAACACATCCCTATGCAGGTAGCTGTAGCTATAGCTCCAGTGGTAACGGATCTATCATGCGTATAGCACCAGTGGTACTTGCCAATCACAACTGCATGCCTAGTGCTGTGGCACAGAGTGTGGCTGTGTCGTTAATGACACATGGCAATGCAGACACTGTGCATTACATTGCAGGGTTTGTGGCTGAGCTTATGTCAGGCAAGGCAGAGGACAACTTCGACTATCTCAAACACTTCCGTGATGTGTATGCATCAGGAACCATCATGTATACATACAACATGGCATGGGAATGTGTGAGGAAAACCTCAAGCTTTGAGAAAGCTTTAGTGATGGCAGTCAACAAAGGCTATGACGCTGACACTGTCGGTGCAGTGACAGGTATGTTAGCAGGGCGTAAGTATGGACTGAAGGGTATTCCTACACGATGGCTTGACAAGCTTGTGAAGAAGGATGACTTGATTGATATGGCTGAGAAACTTTATGCACTGGGAGGTGAGGATCAATGTCCATCTTCGTAAGCATAGCTTCTTATTGTGACAAACTCTTAGAGCAAACTGTTAGGGATGCACTGGCTAAGGCCACCACCCCTAGCAATTTATTCTTTGGGATAGTGGAACAGAACTTTGTTGAGCATCGTCTTAAGTATGATGACATCAAGGCACAGGTTCGCTATGTAGGTATTGATGTGCAAGATTCTAGGGGTGCATGTTGGGCAAGAGCACTGGCTATGTCGCTCTACTCAGGAGAGACTTGGTTCTTGCAGGTTGATTCACACACAGTGTTTGAGCAGGGGTGGGACACTGTGTTACTTGAAGCAGCTTCGGTGTGTTCAAAGACATCCCCTAAGTTTGTTATATCAAACTACCCACATCCATTCAAGATGGTTGATGGTGTGCCTGTACCAGATGAACCAACAAGTCAAGTGTTGTTCAACTTTGTCAATGATGATTGTGAGTTTAGGAATGAAGACACCATCTTAACCTTCACTGCTATAGGCAGGGACAGTGACAAGCCCCTCAATGGATATCACTTAGCTGCAGGATTTATCTTTACCTTAGGTAAGTTTGTATACGAAGTTCCGTATGATCCTCATCTTTACTTTGAGGGTGAGGAGCAGACGCTTTCAGTGAGAGCTTACACACATGGATGGGACATCTATCACACCACACATGTACCTGTCTATCATTTGTACAACACAGGTGATGCTGTAACATCACACAGAGAAGTGCATTGGTCACCTGATGCAGATGAGAAAAGAAACCAGAGATGGTGGGACTTAGACAATAAGTCTAAAGAACGCATGACCAACTTGTTACATCGTAACAAAGACTTAGGTGTGTATGGACTAGGTAACAGCAGATCATTGGTGGAGTATGCCAACTTCTCAGGCATTGATTATCGTAACAAAACATTAGCACCATATGCTAAACATAAAGGAATTGTATTATGAATGATTTAAAATTTACAACAGCAGGAAATTACATGGAGAATAACAACATGCAATCAGCTTTCCCTGATCAATACAAAGATGGCATGACCTTGCGTGACTACTTCGCAGCTAAGGCTATGGCTGTGCTGATGACCAGTGCGTGGAGCATTCCACATGCTGAAGTGGCAAGCAAAGCTTATTGGTTTGCTGAACAGATGATGAAGGCAAGGGAACAAGAATGACTCTCCCTCGCTATGTTACCTTGGCACAAGCTGCCGAAGGCATAACCAAGTACAGGTACAACCCACCACAGGATGCAGTGGATGCAGGGGTGGTGGCTAGGCGTGTGCTTGGTGAAGACAAACACAAAGCCTTTGCCTTAGCTGAAGAACTAAATGCCATGCTAGACAACTGGCGTAAGGAGCTTAGATATCTTAAAGATATATCTGAGAAGACCAAGGTGGCTGACTTAGTCAAGGCATACAGGAACAACATCACTTACACAAAGCTCAGTGTTAAGGCACAGCGTGACTATATCTACTACCTACAGGGATGGCAGGACAGCAGAGCCAATGGTGTTAGTCTGTATCAATGTAAGCTAGGTGACTTAGTCACACCACATTGTCAGAAGATATATGAACAGCATGCTGAGCACAGTGTTAGCCTAGCTAACCACACCTTGGCAGTGTATCGATTGCTATTCAACTTCGCTATCCGTCATGGCTACATCAAGCACAACCCATTCAGCAAGGTGCTACGAAGGGCAGACAAGCCTCGCAGAACTGTGTGGAGCAGGGAAGATGTGAGAGCATTCATGAACACTGCCTACTCCACATTTAAGTGGCGTAATGTAGGACTCATTGTGCAGATGGGCTATGAGTATGGACAGCGTATGGGGGATATGCGTAAGCTACGATGGGATCAGGTAGACCTAGAGAAGGGTGTGTTGCACTTGGAACAAAGCAAGCGCAGGTCTAGGGTGACTATCCCCACAAGCACTGGGCTACTAACTATGCTGAGACAACAGCATGCTGAGTTTGGTTGGCAGCAATACATTGCACCGTCCAATGTTCCTGATAGGAAGGGTGGCTTGCTACCTTACAGTTTGTTTAACTTGTCTAGAGTGGCTAAACAAATCTTAGCTGATGCTTCTTTGCCCAGTGACCTAGTGTTACAAGATTTACGAAGGACAGCCATTACAGAGATGATTGAGGTGGGTGTACCCATCACCAACATCATGTCAGTGTCAGGGCATGCTACCCCGCAGAGCCTAACGCCCTACATCAAGAACACTTTGCGTAGTGCAACAGTGACACAGGAAATGCGAGGACTAGTATGAAAATTTACATAGGGGGATACCCCAATTGGCTTGGACCATATCAACTGGCTGAGCTAACAACCAAGGTTGGAGTTAGTAAAGAAAGGTCAGAGAAGTGGGGCGAGTGGCTTAGTGAAACATGGGTGGGTGATGTGTTGCAATGGATGCATACGAAGAAGAAGCGCACTGTCATTGTGAAGCTTGACAGGTATGATACATGGGCTATGGATCACACGCTGTCTCTCATCATCTTGCCAATGCTTAAGCAGCTTAAGGCAACACAGCATGGTAGTCCCTGTGTGGATGATGCAGATGTGCCGAAGGCATTGCAAAGCAACTCATGCCTACCCAAGGAAAACAGTTGGGACATTGATGACAATCACTTCAAGCGGTGGGATTGGGTGCTAGACGAAATGATATGGGCATTCGGTGAAATGGTGGATGAAAATTCAACTGATAAGTTTTATGATCATTCTGCTGTGGATAAGAAAGCAGGGCTAGAAGAACAGATAGGTAAGATTAAGATTGACTATGCAGGTTTAGAGGTGCATGAAGCTAGGATGAAGAAAGCTTTCATGTTGTTTGGTAAATATTACAGAGGACTATGGGACTGATATGACAAGAGAAGAAATTGAAACTATCGTTGCAGATGAACTAGAGTTTTTACTTCGGTGGGAAAGCAACTTACCTGAGCCATCTCAGGACATGGAACTTATTAAAGCAGTTATGAGGGTGCTTCAAGAATTCAAGGTGATCAAATGAGTGCATGGCTTATCGCAATTGTAGGTGTAGTGTACACAGTGGTGGCAGTGGATCTGCTACTCAAGGGTAGCACTGGGCTAGGCATAGCCTTTGTTGGTTATGCACTGGGTAATGTTGGTCTGTACATGGAGGCTGCAAAATGACATGTCAACACAGGTACATCAAAACATTTGATTCAGTAAAAACTTCTACAAAGTATTGGGCTTGCTCTGAGTGTAGAGGTGAGTTTGTTCCCTTGAACGAACTTGCTATGTATCAGGTGCAACGACTAGGGCAAGAGATAGAAGATTTTAATGAAGTTGAAAAGCTTAGCAATCTTGGTAAGCAGATTTTAAAAGGACTCAAATGAAACTGCATGAACTAGAAGACCTCATCCTAGCAGCATGGATGACAAGAGAAGACATTGACTCTGTGTTGTGGGTGTTGTTGGACAGAGAGAAGAAGCCCGATGAAGATGAGATATCCAATTTATTAATTGGACTCCATGCTATGCACGATGCTAGAATGTGCAAGCTATTTCAAGGGTACGACACTGTACTCAAGACTAACAAAGTAACTTACAAAGGCCATGACTTTTCTAAAGACACACCTACCTTGTGAGACATGTGGTAGCAGTGATGGCTTGTCCATCAACGATGACATGTCCACCAAATGTTTTGTATGTAATACATACATTCCCTCAATGAACAAAGAAAGACTTGAAGTGATTGATGTTGATACAGAAACGAAAGACACAAGCTCTTTCTTTAAAGACTACAACGAAGGTGTTAGTGTGTCTGTTTCAGACAGACGCATCAACAAAGCCACAATGGAACGCTATGGTGTTGTTCGCAGTGGTGGCTATTACTACTTCCCCTATTACGATGGCAACACCCAACTGGTGGCAGCTAAGCGTAGAGAGGTGAAGGATAAGAAGTTTACAACAGTGGGTGGGTGGAGCAAGGGTACTCTGTTTGGGCAGAATCTGTACCCATCCAATGGCAAGTATCTCACCATCACTGAGGGGGAGTTTGATGCACTGGCTGCATACCAATTGACAGGTAGTAAATATCCTGTTGTGTCTATACGCACAGGCGCAGGTAGTGCATTGAAAGATGCCAAAGCAAATTACGAATACATCAATAGCTTTGAAAATGTAGTGCTGTGCTTTGATGGTGATGAGGCAGGGCAGAAGGCAGCAAAGGAAGTTGCTGAATTGTTTGGCAGTAAGTGCAAGATATTTAAACCTGATCCCTCATACAAGGACGCATGTGAGTGGCTTGCTGAAAGCAAGGAAGCTGCATTCGTAGCCCGTTGGTGGGCAGCAGAGCCATTCATACCTGATGGTATTGTTAGTGGTACTGGGTTGTGGGAGCTAGTGTCTAAACCAATGGAAGCAGCCGACTGTTTCTATCCTTGGAAGGGACTGAACGACATCACCTATGGCATCAGAGCAGGTGAGCTAGTTACATTCACAGCAGGTAGTGGACTAGGTAAGAGTCAAACCCTAAGGGAAATTGTTTGGCATCTGTTACAGAACAGCAGTGACAACATTGGCTTGATGTTCTTGGAAGAGAGTGTGAGAAAGACTAGCCTGTCCATGATGAGCCTTGCTGCTGACACGCCTCTGCACCTGCCTACATCTGTGGTGTCTGATGCCATACGCAAGGACGCATTTGAAAAGACACTAGGCACTGGACGCTTATACTTCTTTGATCACTTCGGTAGCACAGCCATTGAGAACATTGTCAATCGTGTGAAGTATATGGCTAAGGGACTGGGCTGTAAGTATGTATTCCTAGACCACTTGTCCATCATCGTATCCAGTCAAGACAATGGTGATGAGCGTAAGGCCATTGATGAAATCATGACCAAGCTTCGGATGCTTGTGCAGGAAACTAACATTGCTCTCATCATTGTTAGCCACCTCAAGCGTCCATCAGACAAGGGACATGAAGAAGGTGCAGCCACTAGCTTAGCTCAGCTAAGGGGTAGTGCAGCCATTGCACAGCTTAGTGACATGGTGGTATCGCTAGAGAGGAATGGTCAAGCTGATGATCCCATTGAACGTAACACCACCAAGGTGAGGGTGTTGAAGAACAGATACAGTGGTCAGACTGGTCCTGCTTGCAGCTTGCTTTATAACAAAGACACTGGCAGAATGTTTGAGATTGACGATACTATGGAAGGGATGATGCTATGAAACAGTGGGATGGTCTTGATGATTCCATCATTGGACAAGCTTCTGTATGGAATGGTAATGAGAGAGTGGAGGTCTTGGTCTACGATGCCGATCTAATGATCAAAGTA